CGACACATACGAGGAGCTCAAACTTCGGCGCATGCGGCCGCGCTCGTTGGCCGCATGCGCCGCGAACCTGCCCGACGGCAGCATGGTCTGGCGCAGGCTCGGACTGGCGAACGCGTGGACGGTCCAGGACTATCTGACCGCCACGCTCGTCGACCAGATGAACATGTGGATGTGGGCCAACAGCGATCCGAAGAAACGCGGACAGAAGCCAAAACCGGTCCCCAGACCCGGAAACGCCACGCGCACGAACTCGACCCATGCGGGCAAGTCGGACGGGGACGGCGCCGGCGTGACGCGCCGCACACGTCATATCGAGACCAAGGCTGTGACCGTGGACGAGCTCGAACGGTTCATGAGCCAGCATTTCACGACCATCGAAAGCGGGTGACCACATGGCGTCCAAGGGATACCAGCTCGCCCAGGCGTACGTCGCCGTCGTACCCAGCCTCAAAGGCGTCGGCAACGCCATCACCAAGGCGTTCGGCGACACCTCCGACAAGGTCGGCAAGCAGCAGGGCGCCATGCTCGGATCCGGGTTCTCCACCGGACTGGCCGGCAAGATCGGAGCCATCAGCGGCATCGCCCAAACCGTCGCCGGAAAAGTCATCGGCATGTTCTCGGGCCTGACCGGCCAGATCGTCGAAGCGTCGGACAGCGCGCAGAAGTTCGCCAGCACGCTCCAGTTCGCCGGACTGGACACCACGACCATCGACCGGCTCACCAAAAGCACACAGGACTATGCCGACAAGACCATCTACAATCTCTCCGACATCCGCAACACCACAGCGCAATTGGCCGCGAACGGCGTCAAGGACTACGACCGGCTCGCCGAGGCCGCCGGCAACCTCAACGCGGTCGCCGGCGGCACGGCCGACACGTACAAGAGCGTCGCCATGGTCCTCACACAGACCGCCGGCCAGGGAAAGCTGACCACGGAGAACTGGAACCAGCTGAGCGACGCGATCCCAGGCGCGTCCGGCAAGATCCAGCAGGCATTGCTGGAGATGGGCGCGTACACCGGAAACTTCAGGGACGCGATGGCCGAAGGGCAGATCTCGGCCGAGGAATTCAACCAGGCGATCCTCGACCTGGGCTTCCAGGACGCCGCCGTGGAGGCCGCCACGTCCGCCAGCACCATCGAGGGCGCCATGGGCAACCTCGAAGCGTCCGCCGTCAGCCTCGGCAGCGCATTCCTCGATGGGTTCAAGCCGATCATCACCGGAGGCATGGGATGGCTGTCCGAGGGGATCAGCGCAGCCGTGCCCGTCGTCCAATCCGGCATCCAGAACCTGGTCGACTGGTTCTCCAGACTTTGGAAGGCGTTGGAGGACAACGGGGCGGTCGAAGCGTTCAAGGCCGCGTGGGACGCGATACGCGACGCGATCGACGGCGTCGTGAACATGGTGGTCGACTGGTCGCACCTGATCCCTCCCGAAACCGTGGCCGACGGCATCAAACTCGTCGCCGACGCGCTCAACTGGTTCATCCAGCACGGGCCCGCACTCACCCCGATCATCGCCGGCATCGGCACCGCCTTCGCAGCCGTCAAAGGCTATCAGGCGCTCAACACCGGACTGCAGGCCCTCACCGGCACCATGAACGCCGTCACCACCGGGGCCAAAGGACTCATCAACGGAATCATGCTCATGATGGACCTCGGAGGACCTGTCGCCGCCATCAAACAGATGGCATCCAGCATGAACATCGTCAAAACCGCCCAAGCCGCATGGAACGCCATCACCACCGCCGCCACCGCTGTCCAAGGCGCCTTCAACGCAGTACTCGCCGCCAACCCCATCGGACTCATCGTCACCGCCATCGCCGCCGTCGTCGCCGCGCTCGCATGGTTCTTTACACAGACCGAGACCGGACGGCAGTTGTGGCAGCAGTTCACCGACTTCCTCGGCACGACCGTGGAGAGCGTTAAGCAGTGGTTCGGGGACGCGGCGCAGTGGATATCCGACAAGTGGAACGCGCTGGTCGCATGGTTCCAGTCCGTGCCGGGCATGATCAAGGGCTTCTTCAACGACATCGGGAGCTGGTTCGGCGCGAAGTTCAACGAGGCCGGACAGGCCATTCAGAACGCATGGAACGCCGTCGTGTCCTTCGTGCAAAGCATACCGGGGCGGATCAAGGGGTTCTTCGGGGACATCGGTAGCTGGTTTTCGGGCAAGTTCAACGAGGTCAAGAACGGCATCCAATCCAAATTCAACGAGGCCGTCAACTGGGTCAGGGGCATACCGAGCCGCATCCTGTCCGCCCTGGGCAACCTCGGCAGCCTGCTGTGGAACGCGGGCGCGAGCATCATCAACGGGTTCCTGAACGGGCTGAAGAGCGCTTGGAGCGGGGTCACGGGCTTCGTGAGCGGCATCGGATCGTGGATCGCCGCGCACAAGGGCCCGTTGTCCTACGATCGCAGGCTACTCATCCCGGCCGGCGAGGCGATCATGGGCGGGTTCCGCAAATCCATGATGGCCGGTTGGCGTCAGGTCCAGGACGATGTGATGAGCATGAGCCTCGACCTCGCGGGAGGGTTCTCCCCGAGCATCGGCATGGCGTACACGCCGTCGCCGACATCCGCGGGCGCGAACGTGACGATCACGAACTACTATCCGCAGGCCGACCCGTGGCCGCTGAAAACGGCGGACGAGTCCGACCACAGCTTCTACGCGTAAAGGCATGACAGGGGGTGGCGCATGGTCGCTCGGGGCATCCGATACCGGTTGAACGGCGTCGAGCTGGACACGGAGAACACGGTCGTCACGCTAGGCAGCACCTTTCTGGCCGGGATCGAGACCAGCCGCACCGTGGTCGGCGTTCCGGGCATGCACGGCACCGTGCCCGCGAACCCGCTGCCCCTGTTCGGCGAACGGCAGGTGACGATCCGCATCGGCGTGGGCGGAGGCGAATACTACGGGGAGACCATGCGGATAGCGCGACTGTGCTGCACGCCGAACACCGTGCTGTCCAGGACCGTGGACGGCATCGATCAGGAGGCCGTGGCCGAGCTCGTCTCGCTGCAGGCGGACGGCGACGAGACCTTGGGCAGGTATTCCGCGTATACGGCGGTGTTCGCCCTGCCCGGTGTCTGGTGGCGCAGCCCGACAGCGCTCACCATGGAACTGCCGCTTACCGGCGGCGAGATCACGCCGCCGGTAGGCCCGGCCATCACCAACGGCAAGGGATGGTGGACTCGCGCGCTCGGCGAACCGGACAATTCTCCCAGCGCTCTCGCGAACTTCGTGACCATGACGCTGGGTCCGAAGGACGATTCGCCGAGCCTGCTGTACACGGGCATCCCCGAGGGATTCTTCGGTGACGCGCCGATACCGGACACGATACTCCGCTTCCCGGCGTCGGCCACGTTCGCGACGTTCACGGACCCGGTCTCAGGCACCGGGGTCTCATGGCAGGGCACGGCAGGCAGCGGGTACACGTACCTCGACACGGCATCGCTGGCCGCGTGGCGCAGTTCAAACGCCGACTCATGGAATGGTGGCACCGCCGTCGTCGGCGTGGACTATCCGGCTCCGGGACCGTTGCATATCAATCCGGCGTCGGACGGCGGCTACGAGTTGAAGGCATCCGTGACGGGCGCGGCCGATGGCGTCGTGGCCGTCCATTTCAGACAGGCATGGTGGTGATTCATGGGCAGGAGCCTGCATATCCGATTGCACGCGTACGCGCCGGACGGCACGAGCCTGGGCATGCTCCCCAGGCCGCTGGGCGTGGACGCGGACTTCCAGCACAACGACGCCGGCACATTGAAGGTCACGTATTCGCGGCTCGCATTGGGTGGGAGCATCCTACAACGCGGCCTCGAACAGGGATTGGCCGTCGGCTTCGAGGTGTCGGACGGAGGGGAGTGGATCGAACCGTATAACGCGCGGTTCGTGCTCACGTCCCGCAGCCGCGACGCCAAGGACAGGTCGGACACGGTCACCCTGAACCTGATGACCTACGCGTGGCTGCTGAAGAAGGCGCTGCTCATCGACACGTCGAAGCTGCTCGCGGACGGCGACAACAAGGGCAAGCGCCCCTTCTACTCGGCGAATCCGGGCACGATCATCAAGACCATGCTCGACGAGAACCGCGCACGCGGGGGCGTCGCGCAGTACGTCACGGCCGGGTTCGACACCGGCAAGGACAGCTCCGGTGCCGCGTGGTCGAACGTGATGACCCTTTACTACGATCCAGGCGTCAACTGCTTCACCGCACTGTCGAATCTCGCGGCGAACGGCGTGTGTGACTGGCGCACCCGGGGCATGACCCTGCACCTGTGGAACGCCGACAGCGCCGCACTGTGCCATGACCTGAGCGGCGGCATCGTTATCCCGTTGGCCACGCAGGCGCTGGAAAGCCCCGAGGAGGAGACCATCGAGGACCTCGCCTCGCACATTCTCGTCATGGGCGACGGCATCGACTTCACCCAGGACAACAATGCGGCCCCCACCCCGTGGGGCAAATGGGAGCTGTACAGCTCGCAGGGCGGCGTATCCGACGAGGGCACCGCGCGTCTGCTCATGCAGTCCCAGCTGGACCAGGCGGCGCGCGTGCGCGGCCAGTACACGCGCAGCGTCCTCGTCACCGACGTGGACGCGCTCCCGCTCATCGACTACGCGCCGGGCGACTGGATCACCGCGCCAACAGTCAGCCACGGGGAGAAGGTCCGCGTCCAACGCGTCACCATCAGCCTGTCGAACCAGGGACTGAAGGCCGCGCTCATCCTCAACGACCGCCTGTACGACGCGCAAACACGGCAGGCCAAACGCATCCATGGCATCACCGGCGGAGCCGTCGCCGGAGGCGCACAAGGCGGACGCCCGGCACCTGCGCAGGATCATCGTGTGCCGAAGGCCCCCGAGGGGTTGGTGTTGGCATCGGACGCGTATGTGGACGATCAGGGCAACGCGTTGGGTGTCGTCTACGCGCGGTGGGGAGAGGTCACGCAGGCCACGGACGGCACCGCGATCGACATCGATAGTTATCGGATGGAGTGGCGGTACGGGGACGAGGCGGATCATTGGCGGTTCGCCGGGCTGACCGTGGACGAGACGCTTTCGTGGGGCGGCGTGGATTGCGGCCGGACCGTGGTGGTGCGCGTGCGCGCGATACCCACTTACAGCGACAAGCCTGGCGAGTGGTCGGGTACGGTGTCGGTGACGGTCGAGTCGGACGTGACGCCTCCGAGCGTGCCTTCGATGCCCGTGCTGGAGTCCGAGCTGGGCGTGGTCAGGGTCCGGTCGGACGGGTTGAACCACGTGGGCGGTGGGTTCGAGCCGGACACGGCGTACCTGGCCGTGGGCCGGAGCGTGTCGAACGGCAACTGGACGGGTGTTGGCCGGATACCGGTGGGCGGCATGTGGACCGACATCGGCCTGTCGATGGGGCAGACGTACTGGTACGCGCTGCGGGCCGTGGACAGGAGCGGGAATGCGTCGGCCTGGTCGCAGGGCGCGAGCATCAGGGTCGCTCCGGCGGTCACGCAGGACGAGCTCAACGATCTCGCCGAACGCGTGACCAATAGCGAGGAGGTGTCGAAGGACCAAGCACAGCAGATAGCGGAAACGCAGAAGCAGCTCACGTCGCAGGCAGGTCAGATCGCTGACAACAAGCAGGCTGCGGCGGACGCGCAGGCTCAGGCGCAGAAGGTCGCCACCGATCTGGCCGCTGCCAATAGGGATCTTGCTCAGGCTCAGAAGGATATAGCGGCCAATGCCTCTGCCGTGCAGCAGACCAACCAGACCGTCAGCCAAGTGCAATCGGACCTGACCGGCGTGAAGACCGATCTGACGGGCGTGAAGACCGATTTGACCGGTGTGAAGACCGGTCTCGACGAGGCCCAGTCCGATCTGACGCAGGTCAGGACTGACCTGACCGCGGCGAACGAGGAGCTCGACCAGGTCGGCAAGACCGCGTCGGACGCGGCGTCCAAGGCCCAGCAGGCGTACACGGCCGCCACCGGAGCGCAGAAGACCGCAGACGGGCTGCACAACATCTTCAAGGGCTGGCAGGACCCCACGACCATGAGCGGCGTGGCCGTCAAAACCGGGGACTTCTGGTACCGCACCCAGCGGTACTGGACCACGAGCCAGGGCGAGCCCGACAACAGCCCCAGCCTGTGCGCGAATTTCTACACGTACGCCCAGGGAGAGCCGGACAATTCGCCGAGCGTGCTGGTGCCGCTGGAGTCCGAGGTCGTCGAGGTGCTCACCTGGGACGGCGAGCAATGGAACCAGTTCAACCTGGTCGCGAGCAACGTGATCGCGTCCGGGAGCGTGATCGGCGATCTGATCGCCGCGAACGCGATCACCGCCGGCCATCTGAGCGCGGGCAGCGTGACCACGGACAAGCTCGTCTCCCTCGCGGTCACGGCCGACAAGCTGGCCGCGAACAGCGTGACGGCCGGGAAGATCGCCGCGCTGGCGGTCACGGCG